CTCGGCAGCTTTTGCTCGAATTTGACGCTTTAAATCCTCCTCTTTGGCAAGCCTAGCTGCTTCTTCAATACGTTGTTGGCTCAATGCAGCTGCCTCTTCAGCCATCAAAGTCCGCTTGGCCGATCTCTGCTGACGAATCTGCTCATTGGTTCCGGTAAATTCACCAGCAATTCCACCGGTAAGCATGGACAAACCCTTGAGCAGTGGGTTGACCCGTTGCTCAGCTTGGGTCTGAAGCTTCTTTCTGATTTCTTCGGGAGTAGCCATAAATTATCGCATTTCGCTGAGGATTGACCGACGAGCCTGTCTTCCACCCATGCTCCGCATTGCCGCGGCGAGGATCTCCTCGGGGTCGTAGTTGATATCTTGGAAGTAGCCGGGGGATATAGCCTCAATCATCCTGCGGGTCGCAACCGGAATCGTGGTTGGCTCGATCAGGGGATTGGTAACCGGCTTCCCTTGGTAAGGTATAGCTTGAACTCTTGTAGGAGCAGTTTGACTTACCGGAGTTGTTACAATCGGAAACGTGATCTGAGGCTTATCAAGCGGAACCAGACCCGGAGTGGGTGGTTTGGCCTCTATAGTACCGGGTACACCAGTATCCTCTATGTAGTACGGCTTCTCGCCTCCTTGGACGGGGTTTGTGACGACTCCGGTGAAAGTGTTGGTATCAACGTCTTCCGCCTTGGGAATACCGGTCTCGGGGAGAGGATTTACCGGTGTGGGCTCTGATGGCCCCTGAAGATCCATGCCGCCTTCCCTGATGTACCGATCCTTGTTCTCAGGGGTAATCAGGCTGATTCCAGAGTCCTCACCTTCGCTACTGTAGGTTGGTTGTTGAGATACAGGATCCGGTGTTGGCTGAGGGGCAGGCTGATAAACTGGAGTAGGAGTCGGAGTGAACGTCTGGATGTTGCTCAGGTCTACTGGAGGACGATAGACCTCAGTCCATCGAGTTGGCCCACCAGTGTACGGAGTTGGCTCAGGAGTCGGCTCTGGCGTCGAATAGTAGCTCAGCGGATCGACAGGAGGCTGAGCATATCCGGATGCAGTTACTGGTCCGAACTTAGGGGTTGGAGGGGTTGAGAGATCGACTGGTTGGCCTGCGGTTTCCCACTCGCCTTTGACCCAGTTCCAGCGATCTCCAGCATTGTTGACGATCTCACCACCAACGAACGATCCCGGCATCCCTGGGATTGGATCTCCAACACGGAATTCTTCGTATCCGGGAAACCCCGAGTATGGCGTCTGATTCGGCCCTGCTGGTTCCGTTTCGACTCCGGGAAGGCTTCTGCTGGGATCGTTTGCCATAGGTTAGGGTCCAACAAAACCGCGGAATCCAGTTCCAAGCTGACCGATTCCACCAGCAAGACCACCGATGCCTTGCATGATGGCCAGCGGAGAACCGGCCTGCGAGGCTTGGAAGGCGTTCTGGGCGTTTGTGAGAGCGAAATTGCTCCCAGTCTGCATGAGCTGACTTGGACTGGCCTGCTGCAACCCTTGGAACAACTGAGGAGTAGCGAACGGCGAAGCACCCTGCTGGAGGCCACCGAGCTGAGCGGCTTGTGAGACGATCGGCTGGAGTCCGAGAGCGGACTGGATGTTCGCAATGTTCTGCTGCTGTGCGCCCTGACGCTGTTGCTGCGAAGCCATCTGACCTGCGAAGCTCTGCTGCATCGCGGTGTTCCGCTGACCGGTGGCCGCGAGGATGTTCTGGAAGGCTTCCTGCGCTTGTCGATTGGCGACATCGCTGGTGGTCTGACCGCTCTGGAGTAGGCCAAGAGCCTGCTGACGGCGTTGAACATCGGCATTACCGATCGCTTCGCTAACAGCGCGGGCCTCGCGGAATGCGGAGAGATTACCGAGGACGTTGCCGGAAGCGGTTCCGCGGGCGCGAACAGCCTGCTCAGCGGCTCGCAGCAAAGCGGGATCGAGCGTACCGGCTTGAGCGAGACCGGCACCGATCTGGCGTTCGAGGTCGCTGCGGATCCTTGCGGCCTCACCGGTATCCTGGGGACCACCCGGCATGCCCACGCGCTCGTAGGAAGGAGCGGCGATGGTTTCCTCGGCGATGGGGCGATTGCCGATGTCCTTCAGGAACTGGGCGTAGAGGCCGGGTTCTCCAGCTTTGCCATCAACACCAGGAGTTCCGTAACGCTCGGGATCGAGGGCTTGAAGTTCGGCTCGACGCTGTTCCGCGAACTTGGTGCCGTAAAGTTTTTGCGCCTCAAGCTGTTGTCTGGCCTGCTCAGGAGCCAACGCAGCAAGAGCCTTTCCAAGAGCTTCTGTTTGAGCGATGTCGGAGATCTTGCTGAAATCTACGGGCCTAGTTCTTCCAGTATCGACGCCCTTTTCGTAAATAGGTACATTGACAGTCTCACCTATCCGCGATGCCGCCTCGATCTGCCGTTGGAGCGGGAAGGTTTCGATTGCAGCCATGACGGCCTCGCGGTTCGCCGCCGCCATGTCTGGTGCTTTATATGATCCGCCCATAGGAAATCCTCTTGTTCATCAGCAGTTTGAAGTACCTGTCAAAATCGTACAAACGGGAAATGCCTTTGCGGAACCCACCGAGCTTGGTGACGTTCTTCGAGCATAGCCCCATCATGGCCAACCAGAGTGTCTGAACCGCGCACGGCTCAGTACCAATAGCGATCTCAATCCACGCGATGTGACCGTCCGGGAAGTTGTTGTTCAGATCCTCGGACTCCTCGATCGAGTTGAGGAATCGCACGGCCCCTACACCGACACACTTCCCATCCTCGTTCTTCACAATCCCGATCAGCTTCTTGGAATTGAAGATTCCGATCCAGTTGAGGAGCTGATCATCGTTCCATGTGGAACAAGTAGGCCAATGCTGTCGCAGCAGTTGGGCCGCTTCCATGATGGTTGGATGTGCGGTCATTGCTGAGGACGCACAGAATCAACGAAGCCAGAGAGGATGGTGGATTGCAAGGACAAGCGACCACCCAAGTTGGGGTTGGTCTGAACCCTGAACTGGATGTTGTTCCAGCGTCCCTTGCTGATCAGGTTGTACGCTTTGAGGAACTTCTGAGAGTTGGTGATCGTCAGGCTGGGATCGAGGTCCGTGAACGTCCCCGACATGTCGGTCGAGTAGGCGATCGCCGCGTCCGTATTTGAGCTGGTGTACGGGTTGTCGAACGCGAACTGGACGCTGTACCCGATCTTGTCGGGTATGGGCTCGTTCAGGTTGTACGCCTTCGTGATCACGCTCGACTGGTAACGGGATCCGCCATCGAGGTACGCGGAGCTTGCAACCGGTGCGAGACGGGTGTTCGGGAGGAAGTCGTTGAACGACCAGACTTGGCCTGCTCCCTCTGAGACCGCGGTCATGTCTCCCGCGAACATGAGGACGGGTCCGAAATTGGAGAACGAGGTAGCGAAGAAGTCGTTCACCTGCCAGTTGTCCCAGTACCCGAGCCAAGAGCGGGCCAGTGAGTGATAGACGATGACCGCGTTGTTCCGGGGGATTAAGTCTTCAAGTTCGAGCGAGGATCCATTTTCGAGAAGAATGGCGTATTCGCTTTCGAGACCAATACCGAACGGTCCTTCCTGAACAAACGGAACTGCGAGCAAATATCGGTTGTTCCAGAACACGCCGTCGCAGAGGTCGAGCTTGGTCTTGTCGATCCTGCTGATCAGGTCGTTGATGGGGCTGGAGAGCGCGAGGCCGACGCTGGTCTGGGTACCGGCTTGGATCTGCGCCATCGACCGGATGCCGTCGCGGGACAGGAAGAATACGTCAGCACCGACCGCAGCGATGGAACGGTGCGAGGAGCAGCCGATATTGCCGCTGATGAGTGATATGGTCCAATCGGCAGGATCCTGCGTAGGATCGGCATCTACGCTCCAAATTGAGCGTTCCTTGAAGACGAGCAGTTTGTAACCGAACCACGAGTACAGACCCTTGATAGGATCGCCGTCGCCACCGACCCGAATGGAGCCGAGCGGATCCCAGGATTCGCCATCGAGGATATCCGAGAAGTAGAGGGTATCGGGCTGGATAGCGGTATCACCAGAGACGGCCCAGAGCCGGTTGGTATGGGTGGTGAGGTAGAGCGGCTTGTTGGGCGGCGAGAGGGATACGAAAGCGACCGCGTGAGACTGGTTGGCTGGCGAGATGGTGACCGTGGGGGCGGTGATGTAACCGCTGCCGGGGTTCAGGATTACGATGGAAAGAACCGCTCCATCCCCACCAATTCTTGCTTCCGCGGTTGCGGTCACACCGCTTGGGGGTGCGGCTATGGTGATTGTCGGGATGTTGTTGTGACCGCTCCCCTGATTGATGACATCGATGCGGCTGATCTTGCCGGCGGATATCGAGCTATTGAGATTCGCGCTGGAGACGTACTTCAGGGTTCCGTAGCCATCGGAATAGAACAGCTTGTCATTGAGCTGAGCGAAGTAGACGAAGGTGGCTGAGGCATTGAGCGTCGCGCCGCTGATCGCGTTGTACGAAACGCCGGGGGAACCGAAGTAGAGGTTTTGGGTGTTGGCGTTGCGATCGTTGACCGCGATGACCAGTCGCTCGGACGCTGCGGTATCGAAGTAAAATCCGGAATAGACCTCCGCGTTTGTCGGAAGGTTACTGCCGTAGTTGGAGGTGGTTAAGTTCCAAGCGGTGAGGATTTCCTCCCAGTTTCTGGATTCGCTGTTACCGGCGAGTGAAACCGATCCGAGACGAGTGACTAGGTTACCAAAGTCATCGTAGTCCATGTTGATGGCCGACTCCATGCTGGTAGCAGGGATGGCATCGGGACGAGTAGCAGAGACGACACCGGTACTGAAGCCGGTGCTTCCATCCAAC